AAGCATCATGAAAACATCATGGAGTTCCATAGCCCGCGAGCAAGCGGACAAAGCCCACAAGACAGAAGTCGATGCGCTCAAAGCCAAGCTGGTTCAATACCAAACCAGCGTCGAAAGCCTGGAGAAGCAACTCGGCATCGCGCTCTCGCTCGGCAAGACACGCATCCGCCCGCAACCGCTCTCGGTCAACATGAACGACAAGGCCGAGGCTGTAGCTATTGCACTGGCCAGCGATTGGCATGTGGAAGAAACCGTGGAAGCGGCATCGGTCAACGGCCTCAACGAGTATCGCCTGCCCATAGCCAAGACCCGCATCGAGAAATTTTTCAACACCATCGCCCGTCTCACCGAGATCGAGCGCCACGGAGCCAAGATTGACGACCTCATCCTCTGGCTTGGCGGCGACCTAATGACCGGAATGATCCACGAAGAGCTCGCGGAATCGAACTCCAAGACGCCCACGCAAGTCATCCTGTGGCTCCAAGACCGGCTCGCAGACGGCCTCGCCACGCTCAAGCCGCACTTCAAGCGCATCCTCATTCCCACCTCCTACGGCAACCATGGACGCACGACGATCAAAACCCGTCACGCCACCGGAGCCGCGCACAGCTACGAGTGGCTCTTGTATCGCATCCTCGAAGGCCGCTTCGCCGATGACCAGCAGATCGAATTTCAGATCGCGGACAGCTATTTCAACTTCATGGAAGTGTATGGCCGCCGCCTGCGCTTCCACCATGGCGATGGGCTCAAATTTCAAGGCGGCATCGGGGGCCTTACCATCCCGACAGAAAAGGCAATCGCTTCATGGAATAAGTCGCCGAACCGAGCCGACCTTGATCTCTTCGGCCACTGGCACCAATACCAACAGAACCGCCACTGGCTCTGCAACGGAAGCCTCATCGGCTACAACGCCTACGCCCTTTCAATCAAGGCCAGCTTTGAACCGCCCACGCAGACTTTCTTCCTCCTCGATAAGAAGCGCGGCAGGACTATGACAGCCCCAATTTACTTATGAGCACTTGGAAATCCCTTGCAAAACGCACCAACAGCTTGCCCGATGGGTGGAGCACTGCCGACGAAATCGCTGCCGACCTCGATTGCGAACCAAGTGAGGTCCCAAAAATCCTTGCCAGCGCGATCCGCGACGGCCTTGTCGAAAAACAGAACTTCCCGCACTGGCAACCTGGCAGCCGCCAACTCCTCTACCAGACCGGCTACCGCCAGATCGACAAGCAACCCGTCGCTGCGCCAGCCTCGCCAGCCAAAGGCAAACCCCCCGCCGTGCCCGGCATTCCCGCACACCTGCGCGACCGCGTTCGCAAGACGTGCATAAAATTCCGCCACCTCAACCCATGCGCCATCGCCGACAGATGCCGTTGGAAAGGCGAGCCCCGCATTAAAACTGCTGGGATTAAGGCCATGCTTGACACGCTCACGCATAATTAAATGTAGATGCCCGACGACCAGACCATAGTCGAAGGCGATGCCGGATTTGTCGGCATGGCCTCCCGCTTAAACCCGCTGCAACTGCAACCGGGCATGGTCCAATACGCCGAGAACATGCGCCTCGACCGAGGTGTGGCTCAAACACGCAAAGGCGCAAAGCGGCTGGGCGACAATATCAACGCTGGCATCGAACCTCTCACGATGCCTTTTGTGCTCAACGATCCGCTCCTCCGCAGCTACTACCCAGGAGGAATCTTAGCGAGTGGCTCGTTTTCATCGCCCGATTGGGACAATGCCGAAGAATGGATCATCCTGTGTGGGCCGACAAATGCCACGCTCTACCGCGAGGGCCAAGCGCTCATCACTAAATCGTATCCGCAAAACGGAACCGACGCCGACGAGCTGCTCTTGCCGACCGACAAGTCATCGTGCCTGCAAGCATTCAACCGATTTTACCTCTTCCGCGAGGCCGATGCCTCTCAGCCCGGATGGGGCAAACAATACACCACGGCAAGCGGCATCGCTGTCTCCGGAACCACGGCCACGGTCAATGTCACCGGCCACGGATACACGGCTGGAATGCGCGTGCGCATCGAGGACGGTAACCAAGCCGCATTCCAAGGCCATGAGTTTGACATTCTGACCCGCGCCACAAATTCCTTTACCATTTCAGTGCCCGCTGGCACGCCAAGCGACCTCGCCGCAGGCATCTCGGTGCGCCGCGTAAAACCGCCGCTCTATTGGGACAGTGGCGCGGGCGACTTCGTGCGCACACCGGCAGGTGTGTCGCCAGCAGGCGTCACATTTAAAACGCTGCGCTCGGTGCCGTGGGCCAGCTATATCGGGAATCGCCTGTGGATCCCCGACGGCCGCGATACGGTTGCAATCTCCGACGTGCTCGATCCCGATACGTTCGACCCATTTTTCCAATCCTTCCGCGCCAACCAAGGCAGCAACGACTACCTCGTCGCCATTCATCCGTGGGTCGAGGGCCAAGCGCTTGTCTTCCTACGCAACTCGATTTGGCTCGCAAACCTCTCCGACACCAGCAATGCGACGGGCACAGATTTCACGGTGGACTCTGCCGTGTCCAAGCTCACGCTCCTCACCGATGAGATCGGCTGCGTAGCCCGCCGCTCGATCCAGACCGCCGGGCAGTTTGTTTTCTTCCTCTCCGACGCCGGAGTTTACCGCCTCGACACTCAGCTCGACCTCAAGCTCCGCGCAAACACCCAGCCGCTCTCGGACCCGATTGCCGATCAATTTTCAGAAATCACGGTCGAGAGCGCCTCGTTGGCCAATGGCCGGTGGTTCAACAACCGATACTACCTCGGCGTCACAATCGGCGAGGGGGCGGATGCCAACAACACGCTCTTTATCTGGAACGCGCTCAACCAGGCGTGGGAAAGCCGTGACTCCTACGCGGCGAATATCGACGAGCTGCTCATTGCAAAATACGAAAACCAGCGCCGTCTTTTCACAGCCAGTCGCACCGGCAAGCTCTTCCTCCTCGATGAAATGGAGCGTGGAGATGACGTCCCGATCGCCAGCAACGAAGACCGATTTACGCCCGTATCCGGCAAACTCCTCACCCGCCGCTACGGCTGGGGAAACCTCAACCAAAAACGCATCGTTCGCGCCAAAGGCACCGTGCTCCTCGATGCTGGAGACTCCTGCGCCCTCGATGCTGTCACGACCGATACGGACAACGATTTCCTCGTCGCAGCCCTCACCAATGAGACCGAGGCTACCGAAGACTACACGTTGAAAGCGCCCCTACGTTGCAAGGCCACCGGCCTCGACCTGCGCTTCCGCTCCGTCTCTGGCCGCCCGACTCTCCGCACCATACAAGCCGAAGCCGTGCTCCCACCAGGAGCCAGCCAAGCCACCAAAACCCTCTCTTAAAACTTATGGCAACAATTACCAAAGGACGCACTTTTTTATCGGGCGAGACCGTGACCCCAGCCAAGCTCAACTCTCTGGTGGACGACGCCACCATCTCCGGGATCGTCAACGCTGAGATCGCCGCAGGAGCCGCCATAGTCGATACCAAGCTCGCAACCATCGCCACCCCAGGCAAAGTCTCCAACTCGGCCACCACGGCCGTAAGCACGAACACGCCCAACGCCATCGTATCCCGCGATGCCAGCGGCAACTTCTCGGCAAACCAGATCACGGCCAATGTCACCGGAAATGTGAGCGGTTCCTCCGGCTCCTGCACCGGCAACTCGGCCACGGCCACCCAAGCCTCAAATGCGCTTGCGTGCTCCGGTAACGCAGCCACGGCCACCCTTGCTGCCACTTGCTCCGGCAACTCCAACACCGCCTCTCGCCTCCAGACAGCTCGCACAATAAACGGCGTATCTTTTTCCGGCTCCGAAAATATCACGGTAACGGCAGTGCCAGTAAATGGAAGTGTTACGCAAGAAAAGCTAAGTCCATCGCTTTCTCTTATACCGCCTGGAGCTATTATTCCGTTTGCCAGCTACACTCCTCCGGTTGGGTGGTTGATAGCAGATGGCGCGGCTGTCAGTAGATCGACGTATGCTTTGTTGTTCTATGTTATCGGCACAACTTTTGGCGCTGGAGATGGCTCAACAACATTTAACCTGCCTGACTTGCGTGGTTATTTTGTGCGCGGCCATGGCACGAATAGCGATGGAACACAATCAGGGACATGGGGCGTAAGACAAGGTGATCAAAATTTAAGCCATACGCACACCGGGACAACAAGCACAGACGGTTCACACAACCATACATTTCCTCTATACGCTGGCGATGGGGCTAACAATAGCACCAACAGAATAAATACGACTGATGAATCTGGAATGGTCAATAGTGCATTCCCAACAACAACAACAGGTAGTCATAGCCATACATTTACAACATCGTCATCTGGAGGCACCGAGACTCGTCCGAAGAACATTGCGCTTTGGTATTGCATCAAATTCTAAAATGACCCCATGGCAAAGAGCCCGCGCCTGGCAACTCGAAAACTCTACCGAAGACTTTGAAGACATATTTCACAAACACCTCCACGGAGGACTTATCTACAGCACGCCGGAAGTATTCCTTCTTGCAAGTGAGTGCTGCTACGACCCCACAACCAATGAAATAATTATGGACACAAGCCTCCCCCCAAACGCTTGGTTTGTCGAGCTCGCCGCATCGGTCGGGCACGCCAACCCCGTGCGCGAATTTCTCCGCGTAGCCACCCGCCCGCAAGAGTGGGCTCTCTGGTGCCGCCACAACTCCTACCGCATCCACGCCTACCGCTGGAATGCGCTCGCTCGGAAAGTGAGGCTGGCATAATGGGCGGCAAGAAACCATCCGCGCCGACTCCTCAGCCGGTGCCAGAACCCGCGAAGGAACTCGATTACAACAAAATGTTTGAAGCGAGCCGGGAAAACTCCCGACTCATCACGCAAGACCAGATCGACCAGCTCAAGGCCAGCTACCCCGAGTTTGAAAATCTCCAGCTCGGCACAATAAACCGCCTGGCTGGACAACTCAATAACGACTACGCCGCCCGCGCCAATACCGCCATAGCAGGAGCCACCCAAAATGCTGCCCGCCTGAACCAAGCAGGCGACCAGATCGGTGGCCTCGTCGCCACCGGCCAAGAAAATGTCGCCGCCGCGCAGGAATTTGCCAACGGCCCGACCGCCATCGACCGCCAGATCGGTGCCCTCGGTAGTGCAGCCATGTCGCAACAAGCCGACCAGGTGCAAGGAGCGCAAGTGCGTCCCGTAGGCAACATCCGCGCTTCCGCTGCCGAGCGAGCCCTCATGCGCGAAGCCGCAGGACGCGGAATCCTTGGACAACTCGAAGGCCAAGCCAGCTCCGATCTCGCCCTCGGTCGCTCCCTCTCTGCCGAGCAACAACGCGACGCCACACAGAGCGCCCGAGCAGGCTATGCCGCCCGTGGCCTCGCCACCGGCCAGAGCGCCATGGCTGCCGAGCTGCTCAACCGCGACCGCTTCGCTACCGCCCGCGAAGCCGACCGCCGCGCTTTCGCCTCCGGCATAGCCAACCAAGG